ATGGAACATTGGCCAAATTGGTTTCTCGATGCTCTCAAATTAAGATTCGATGCTTCAGCGCTTACTGCCCAAAAACAATATGCTCTGTTTCCGGTCCATCAGAAGCTTGCTGCTTTAAACGATGCCATTAGACAACAGGCAGATGATGGTCTACTCGTTCTTTTGAGCGAATGGGAGGACATGCTAAACCACAAGCATAATATCGAAAAAGAGTGGCTCTATATGCAAGGAGTTCAAGACGGGATTCGAATCATTTACCCCGCCTTACACTCGTCAGATTATCGTTTAGCCCACTAACTCGTTATCTCCATCCCGCTTTTTAAAGTGAAAACAAAATGCGCTGGCGAGAGAATAGTTATCTTCTCCACCAGCGCATGAAATAGGCTATCGTCAAATTGTTCGAGTAATTCTTGCCGTAAGCTTAGAACTTGTATGATTTCATCGGCACGTTCCTTGATTTGGGCTTTTTGGTCATTATCTTTCTCCAGCAGGGATTTCTTTTGCCGAAGTTCGTTCAGCTCATCCGAGATTCTGGTATTTTCTTCATTGTATACCGCTTCGTCAATCTGATCCCGAATCTTCAGGTTTACCAACCCTTTGAGGTCAAATTTTAGCTGTTCCATTTGCCGCTCGATTTCCAATAGTGGTTCATGTCCTGTTCGTTTAATTAATATCGTTTCAATGTTAGCCTTGAGCGTTCGGATAAATCCATCCTTGTTCTCATGCATCCGATTGAACACTCGTACAAACGCATCCTGTAGTACAAATTCATCGACCGCTTTAGCATCGCAAGCGTCTTTACCTTCGTTCACGTAGGTTCGGCATTGCCATACGACTTTCTTGGATGCGTTGTTACTGTTCCATGTTCGGCGTTTAAAATGGGTTCCGCAGCATCCGCAGAATACTTTGCTGCTAAGGGGATATTTGCTGGAGTATTTCTTTCGGTCGCCTAAGATATTGCCTTTCAGCTTTGCGCGGCGCTCTTTTTCCTTTTGTACCGCTTCGAACATTTCTTTCGAGATGATCGGCTCATGGTTTTCTTCGATCAAATATTGCTGTTCCTGCCCTCGATTCTTGATTCGCTTATGGGTAAGAAAGTCAACCGTTATTGTTTTCTGCTGGAGTAAGGCTCCATAATATTTCTCATTCGTCAAAATAATCGTGATGGATGAATCCCACCATTTCTCGCCGCCAGTGACTGTTTTGATTTTATCTCGCATCAAGCCTTTGGCAATGGCTTCGTAACTTTTGCCTTCCAAGTATTCTTGGTAAATCCGCCTAACAATCTCGGCTTCCTTTTCGTTAATGACCAACTCTCCATTCTCGTCCTTATCGTACCCGAGGAAGCGAGTCGTGTTACAGAATACTTTCCCTTCAGTGAATCCTCGTAAGATGCCCCATCTACTATTTTCTGAAATGTTCCTGCTTTCGTCCTGAGCAAGGGAACTAAGGATCGTCAAGAGCACTTCGCCTGTAGTATCCAGTGTATTGATGTTCTCTCGTTCAAAAAATACTGCGATACCAAGACTTTTAAGTTCTCGGACATATTTCAGCAAATCGAGTGTATTTCTTGCAAACCGGGAGATCGATTTGACCAGTATCAGATCGATCATGCCATTTCGAGCATCCTGTATCATACGGTTGAAGTGAGTTCGATTTTTCGTATTCGTGCCGGTAATGCCTTCATCGGCATAAATATCAACCATATCCCATTCCGAGTTGCTTTGGATATGCTGTGTATAATGGTTCACTTGATTTGTATAGCTTTCTTTTTGTTCCTCCGAGTCTGTGCTGACTCGGCAATAGGCTGCGACTCGTTTCTTGTGAAATTCCGGAATCCCATCTAATGTCTCGATCGTTCTTACCGGTACAACGACTACTTTCTTTGCTGTGGCTGCTTTTGCCATGGCGATTCTCCCTTCGGATATATTCTTATTGCTGTGTCATGTTATAATTATCCCGGCACATCATCAAGTCCATTTCTGCCCATTCTACGGGCTATTGAAGGACTTTTTATTTAACAAATCGATCTCTGCAAACTCCTCATTGGTGATCAAATTTTGTGATTTTAGTTGTTTCAACAGGCTCAAGCTGAGCAGGTAATCAATGGATTTCTTCTTCATAGGTAAGTGGCTCCTTTGTAAATAAAATTAGGCTCACCCGAAGGCGAGCCGTAGTTCGTCTAATTAAAAGAGGTGCTTCTTTCGCTTTTCCGTTTGCGTGGCATCTAAATGATATCTCCAACGGTCAGCAATATTGTTTTCGACATCATCATAAGGTAGGGACTTCGAATCCAGTTTGCAGCTTAGTTTAACGATTCCTGTTTGAGTTCGGTCGATGCCTACCACTTGAAACGGTTGGTGTGTATTGTAGAAACGCTGATTTAGTTGGATATCTCTTGTGTCAGCATTCTCTTGGAGTGTGACGAATATCGTTCCATCGGGCAAAGAAATGATGTTACCTGTTTGAATCGAAAATGTTTTACCCTCCACAATCGCATCCGACCATTTCACATTGCCTTGAAAGTTAAACGCGATCTTAAAGTTACAAATCCGCATTCTGCCGCGATACGATTGCTCGTTTTTATCAATTTGACTTACGATCATATATCGCTCATTTCGGTAATCAATGAGATCGCCAGTATGTAAAGGGATTGCTGTTCGGATCATTTTATCATCAGTTTCCGGCAATTGATCAGCCGCATCCCGAACAAGAGCAAGCTGCTGTACATCATAAATATGTATTGGTTCGCCTTTCTCACGAAGGAAAAAGTCCATCATCGGTTCTATGCTTCTCATCTCTAATTCACCCCTTATGCAAAATCCGGCTTACAACGATACAAATACAGTTCCATATAATCGCTCCATTCCTTCAAGTCCAAGATGATGAAAATGTGATCGGCAATTCGGACGTAACTGTTCAAGTGTAAGCCAGATACCTGATCACAAAAGGCTCGATGGGTGATTTCAAGTGTATAGCCGTCTTCATAGGAGATGCTCTTCGTATGCGGCTGCACATCGGCATAGATCGTTTGTATCGTTGCCAAATGAACTGAATCCAGAATCTCCATTTTCGTATCATAAAACATGCTCAATACCCACTTGTATTCTAGGCAGGGGAAGGGAAAGTCGAATACTTGCTGGAATGCCTGGTTCGTATTTGACTGAGCGTTCACCTTCCTTTTTGTCTGTAAGACCGACTGAATCCTTGTTTTTATACAGATATACCGCATAGTCGACAACTACTTCGTCATAAACAGGAGGGAGAAGAGCAATGTTGCAGTAGCCGAGGATATTATTTCTGGCCTTGTTCAAGTAATGCGTGAGAATGTCGTCTTTAGAAACGTCCGTTAATTCCATGCCAAGCAACCGTTTCATCAGATCTAATTGCTCATTCATGTCGTAACCTCTTTCTCATTCCGCTTAGCCTGTTTCGTTTCTTGTTTTAAATCGTCTACTTGTTCGTAATTCGCGTTGCCCTGCAATCGAAGCATTAATTCCTGATCCACAACTTCCCACTTTAAGCCTGTCTCTTTATTCAAAAACCACATGTTCATTAGCCTCCTGAAATAAAAATAGGGGCATCCAAAACGGACACCCCGAACGTGTTTCTTCTATATATAATGTATTTCTGATTACGACTTATTTGCTGTGAGTACTGCTAATGCTTCGGGCTTGATGCACTTGGCTCCGAATACCTGCAATCCTTTGAGGGCATCGGAAAACTGCTTCTCAGGACGATACGCTTCCACCGAATCCACTTGTCCAGCAAATGAGATGGCACTTTTGTGGCCGGCGATGATTTTATACTTGGCTCCTGCTGTATGAGGCGCATTGTTGGATTTATAGACCGCCATATTGTCGATGTTGCCGACAAATCCGGTTCGCATCACATTAGCATCTTTGGTATAGCGCGGGTCTTTGACGAGAAGTCCGTAGTACCAAGCTGGAACAACGACAAAACGATCTCCTTCAGGTACATCGTTTTCATCGAGAATGACGCCCAAATCAACGAGTAAATCATAAGCTGTATCCTTGGTTGGAACAATCGGAGTTGTATCGTCACCATTGGTATTACCGGATTTGACTTCGGTATAAAATCCAGCAATATATTGATCGACCACATTAGCGAGTCCACAAGATGCCTCCACAATACCGCCATCCAGTAAATTGACATTGGCTTGAGCCTTATCTACGTCATCCACTTGAAAGTTAAAATACTTCGCCTGATCAATGACCAGATTTTTTTGCGTAGAGTCGAGTTCTTCCGGATTGCCAATACCTTTGGATTTATCATAGTTGCCAATACCTTTGGATTTATCATAGTTGCCGATAGTGACTGCGCCAATCGAATTAATTTTGACCGTAGAGCCTTGACCTTTGATCTCGCCTTCATAATCATGATTGACGACATTTCCATAGACCAGATTTTTCTTAAAGCTCTCATTGAGTCTTGCGCTCCAAATGGTAGGAATAAAATTTTGTACTGACATATCGTTTCACCTTGTCCTTTTGATTTTATTTGTTTTGTAATGTTTGTTTAATTTGATCCCAATTCTTGTTGATCTCATCATGCGACATTCCCTTGATGGCATCGAGTGTAAATGTCTTAGCGGCAGAATTAGCAGGAGGCGTATAGCCGTCGCTTTTAAGCCGTTGCTCGACTTGCTGTTGAACCGCCAACTTTAGCGACTGTTCAAGTGCAGCCAGATTTGCTGTCGTACTATCCTCATCCGTGCCAATAAAAAAATCCACCAAGGATAACGGCAGATTCTTGGAACTGGCTATTTTGATGGCTTGACCGGTTAATCGCTCACGGAGCTTTTCTTGCTTCATGTTCTCGATTTCAACACGTAGACGCTCGACTTCGATTTCCTTTTCATCTTTGGCAGGAAAGCGCTTCTTGATCTCCGTATCCAGTAAACTTTCCAGATGATTCGCCTTCCACGTTTCCAGCGACTTTGCTGATCGCTTATCTACGGTACTATCGAACCAACTCTTGGCTTCCTTGTTGGATTGAATGAATTGCTCAATCCCTTCAACGCTCAATGGATTCAAGCCCTGAAGATACGATTGCAATTCCTCGTTTTGTTTGTTGTCCTCGATAAACTGTTTTATTTCGTTAATGTTCATTTTTATTAATCTCCTTTGTTGCCCATTCGACTCTGCAGAACCGAACACGCATCATTTTTTATTTTGGAGCAGTTTAATGTCGTGCTCAGGACAAGAATGTTAAGCAATAGAAACTGTAAAAATGGGGAAAAGGTATAAACACCTTAACTCTTTCTTTTCAACTACATTTCGTCATTGATTTATAAGGCTTTTTGAACGCCTAATGAACAACATCAAGCTTGCTTTTGTCGATTCTGCCGCATCCATAATTTAGACTTCTCATTGCGATTCTTTTTCTTACACTTCTCACAGTAAGCTTGACGGTTAGAGTTAGCTGAAAATGTACCACCGCATTTCTTACAATTTACCTTCGGCTTCGCCGCCTTAAACTCCACCTCCATATGCCGTTCCATCTTATATTCGCGCTCCAGCTTCTCATCTATTGGCAACACTCCATTTTCAAAATATCGGCAACTTGGTTGCTGATCATCTTGTTTAAGAAATACGCATGATCCATCCTTCCAGCAGCAATAATTCGAGATACCATATTTATCGCCTAGATAGGAGGCACAGTTATTTTTGACGAGTTGTTTAATTTTGTTTTTATTGTGCATTCTGTGCATCTCCAATTCCATTAGCTACACGTTGCTGTTCAGCATGGTATTTATTTAATTCTAGCTTCGGATTCTCGACAAAAGGAAGCAAAGTAAGCAGCGTTTCCTGCGACACCACATCTTGCAGCTTCACGATTACATCAGCTAATCCCGGCAAATCTGTAGGCAAGTTACAAGTGAACTTCACAGCGATATCTCGGTAATCGTATTGGATGCCTTCCTTGATGTTAAGGAACGTGAAGAAATTTCGTAGACGCTGCTTGATCGCTTTTTCCATCAACGCTTCACGTATCGCCACTCGATTTTCGAGATTCAGCAGCTTGTTTCGGAGAGCGAGGGAAGAGGTGTTCGATGCCCAGTTTTCATTGAAATTAACTTGGTCCATCATGTCAAAGATTTTCCGTTCAATGTTGTCCAGCTCGTTCTTCACAAACGTATCGTTAATCTCTTTCGTAAGCCAAGAAACTTTGCCACCGGCAGGAACCTGAATGATGCCCATCTTCTTCATGTTCATCAAGTCCTCGGCTTCAAGTTTGGCATTTTCGATGATCAGATACGCATTGCGATGATCCGCAATCTCATTGACCAAATCTGAATTCAGCGCATTGTACGCATCAAATAAAGAAATCACATCTTGGAAGCCGCTTTTCCTTTCCGTATTGGCCGGGTAGGAGATAAGGGGGACTCTTCCAAAGATGTGATTGTGTTTGCCGATATAGTTGAGCTTGGGAAACTTGCTATTCGGATTGTCGCCGCTGGCGATTTCGTAATGCAGGATTTCGCTGTCAGTATAAACGTCCAGGTAAACTGTCTCTTCGAATTTGCGTGCGAATTTGTGAAGCCCCAGCAGTACGTTGCACTCTGCAGTGCCATCCTCCAGCACGTAAGCGTTCAAAGGCGATAATACGGTTGCTGAAAACTGGCCATCGGAATCAATGTAATTCAACTCGAAGCTTTCACCGAATATTTCACTTTGTTTTCTGAGATTGATGTTATGCTCCTTATCCCAGTGACTCATGTGCAGATCGATTTTATGCGCGATTTCATCGTGATCAGATTTAGATACATAGTTGACTGGTTTGCCGAGAAGATAGCCTGTTTCATTGTCGACGAATTTTTTGGGAAAGTTGAAAATAAGTTTACGATTGCTGCGACTTTCCTGCATAGCATAATCTTTGAGAATGGCATGTTGACCGTTATAGTAATCGATATACTTTTGCTTGGTTAGCGCGGCGTTGTTGAGTTCGTTTAAGCATTCTAATATGATTGATTCGGTGATTTGCATGGCTATCACTCCTTTCAAAATAATAAGCTTCGATCATAAAATTTCAGACTTTTCACGGCTTGGATCAATTGTACAGCCCCATAGAGTGAATCGGGGGCATCATCGAACCGGCAATTTCGATTGTAGTCCTTCACTTGATTGTTGTATCGGATGTTCGCAGGATTAAATAGGATATGGCCCTTTTTAATCTCCGGTTCCAGACTGATTATCCGCTCGTGTTTCTGTCCTTTGGAGTTCACGCTTTCAACTGGAGTGTATATTCTCGCCTTCCATAGCTGCTCCTCGAACTTTTGCTTCATATAACTCTGTGCCTGATTGACTTCAAAGCCAAGTTTATCAACTGGAAATATAAGTAGCTTTTCGATTGCCACCTGAAACAAGTCATCCGGCAGCAGCTTATATATGTTCCCGTCAATCACATAAAGCTGTTTCGTTTTTCGATGTTGACCTAATATGGTAATTGCAGAGTAATCGTTCTTCTTACCGGCTTTGATGGCTGGATCAATATACATGACGAATTCCATTTCTTCGAATTCGGGAAGTCGATCCCAACACATGATGTTCTGGAAGATATACTCATCTGTTGAGCGAGGATCGTTTTGTAGCTCTTTATAGAAACTCTTTTCACCCATTGCTTGCTTTTTACACATGAGATAGTAATAGTCCAGATATTCGGGCCAGAGGATCTCCGTCCCATCCAGCATTTCCTTTTGATGTGAACGAAAAAAAGACAGAGCCGTATTGACCCTGTCTTCGTCCTGCAGGTTATTGTATATTCGCTCCCATTCAGACCATAAATCGTCACGTTCAGAGAAATGAATGACTGCCGATTTACGGATGCTTCTGACACCGGGAATCTTGCCTTTCAGCAAGTCAGCCATCAAGTCTTCCTCGTTCAGGATAGTTCCGCAGATTAGAATGTTCGTATCTTTTGTTCCGATGGGGAGAATGACATCGGTAAATGTACTTTTAATCTGTTCTCTTTTCGCTTCGGATCGAGCCGTATCTTCCTTCAGCAGGTCATCCATCAGAACAAGCATAGGTCGATGATGTTTATAATGGATGCCTCGAAGGGAACCGTCTATACCGCGAATCATGATGCAGGAATCGAGTCCACTTTTACTGCGCAGCCATATTTCATTATTGTTCCAGCGACTTCCTTTGCGAATGCCGAAATCTTCAATGAGCATTGTGTTTGTCTCAAGCTCATCTTTAATCATATCGAGGAAGGGGAGAGCAATCTGCTCCGTCGCTGAGATAATCAGTGTAAACTGTGATTTATCGTATAGAGTCGCATAGAGTGGAAATAAAAAAGAACTGATCGTTGACTTTCCATGCTCCCGAGGGAGTCCGAAAGCCGTGATCAGTCCTGTATTGGCAAGCATATGTTTGAGTTCTGTAAATAGTTCCCGATGAAATCGTCCAAACTCTCGGTCGAAATACTTTGGAAAGTAGCAGAGAGCGAAAAATTCGATATCCATCTCTCCGATTAATTTGCGGAGTTCAGAAAATGTAAATGTCTCGACCAGTTGCTTGATTTTAGATGGAGAGAAATACTTCTCCATATATTGTTTTATCAGTTGATTTTGATGTTGCAATTCTGAGTTGTTTATATTTTCAATATGAATTTCTCCCCTTCATGGTTCATTGTAACGAATATTTCATGTTATTAATATTTTGGAACATTGTAATGCTTTAAATCGGACTGAGTAATACCTCTATTTCTGCCTTCCTCAGTAATGTTGTAACTGAACTGCAAAACATCATTGTGTGCGAAATATATATATTCAACATAAGGTTCGTCCTCAAATACTACAGTTGCATAAAATGGCGGTAATTTGATGCCCCATATTCCTTTTACAGATTTTATCTCGTTTTCTTTATAGTTTTGTTTTTCCAAAAGGTATTTCGTCACCTTGTTGGCATAAATCACTTTATTAAGTTGCACGTATACAAAAGGGGTAAGTATTAACCCAATGAGCATGACCAACATGACTTTTTTAAGTTTACTCATTTTGGATCTCCTAATCTTGATACAAATTTGCAAACGAACAATACTGTTTAAATTTGGATCATTATTCAAATATAGAGTAACACAATAACCGACATAGGTGTTCGTTGTTTTGTTTTAAAGATTCCGTTATAAAATCATCGAAAAAATCTCTGCACCCTTTGCTGGCGGCCCCATTTTAACCGTTAGAAGTACCCCTCCCATGGAACGACAAAAAGAGTGGCGCGGTCACCACTCAATATTCATCAAAGCCATTTCCATATCCTGCTCGGTTGTTAACGTATAGATATTCGTCGTCGATATATGATCATGGCCCAGTATTTGTTGAATTGTGGTCAACGGAGTTGTCTTGACTAGCCTGTACGCTAGGGTATGGCGTAGCATGTGGGGAGTCACTCTCACCTGAATTCGATCACCGTATTTCTTCAATATTAAATTGATTGCATTTCGTTCTAATGCGCCGCGCTGCCCGATAAATAAAAATTCAGACTCGTTTTCTGGCCTGACTTCTATATATCGGGCGAGTGCTTTACGGACATCCTTGTTAATAGGTATCGTTCGAAAGGAGTTTCCTTTACCGAATACCTTCAATGTTCCTTTCCGCTCTGACAATTCTATATCCTTCAGCCTAATTCCTACCAACTCGCTTACCCTGATACCGGTTCCGATTAGCAATTCAATCATACAGATATGCATTCGGTTGCCGAAACGATGGATCTCATTTCTCAGCTTCCACAAATTCTTGTCCTCTAGCCCTTTATATTGCCGGATCACCTTGTTTCGTACCGCTTCAATATGAATGGGTTCATTAATATAGCCCTGTTTGAGCATCCATTGACAGAATACGTTGATGCTGGCTATCTTCCGGTTAATCGTTATTACAGCTTGATCACTTTGTTGCAGATACTTTTTGTACTCCACGCCGTCCAATTCGATCAACTTGTCCAAGCCATACTCCATTTTGCTTCGATACCATGCGATGAACTGCAACGTATCCCTCAAATAGCATGAAATCGTATTCTCGCTTCGGTCTTTGCTACGTAAATGCGCTTCGAACGCCTGAATATAGTCCATTTCGCCCCCACCTTTCGCTTGTGTGTCACATCATAGCGTGGGCGGGGGGAGACAGTCAACTGATTGCATAGCTTATCTTATGCATTGATTATGGCTAATTTTTGGGGATTATTCAGGCTAAAATCTGCGTTTATCTATCGAAAAACTGACGACATAACCTTATTGAACATCCTCATCCGGCTCCTCGAAGCCATCATCTACCGCTACCGATTCCTCCAGTAATTCACCTTCAGCTTCTATTACATCGGCTTCGATCATATCAAGGAAGAGTTGTTTGCGCTGCTGTTCCAACGCTTTCGTATCGACGATGATCTCGCGGCGATCATTCCATTCATTCGGGGCGCGATTCTTTAAATAGAAGATCATCGCGGTCGGGTTAGGGGGCTGATGACGTTTAACCTTCTCAATTCGGGTACGCTTCTTTCCGTTTTTGTCCTCTTCAACAATCGTTTTGATTTCCTCGTACTCGTAGCCAAGTGCAGCCTTCAAAAGTGAATTTTCCACGCGAGAAATTGTAACAGACCTGCTCCATTTAACAAGTTCTGCAAGCATCGGATGTTTATCGATATACTCGTACCAAGTTGTTTTTCCTATGCCGAGTTTCACGATAATATCCTCTGCGTTCATACCCTCCTGAAACCACTGCTGAATTTCCCCTAATCTTGGATATACATGTGTCTCCCATTTAGTTGGACGTTCTAATGCTTCGGCAAATTTCGGATGCTTACGTCTATAATCTCCAAGCGTCCATATGTGGATATTTAATCGTTTTGCAATCTCTTCATCGGTTAATCCTTCACGTACCCAAATGGGGATATCCTTTAATCTTGGAACAACAAATTGTTCATATTTCGTCAGTATTTTTGGCTTGTTCCTTTTTGGCGTAACATCGTTCTTTCCCATCGTCACCTCACCTCCAATCAAATTGAAAAGGGGAGAGCCGTTATCAGCCATCCCCTTGTCCATCCACTATTACCTATTCCAACTCCGCTTCATAAAACATCTCAATATCCTCGATCACCTTCTGAATCTGCTCATTATCCTCCCGAGCTTCATCCTCGCCAAGTACGCAAATCTTTTCAGCTTGCATCCTCATGAGGAACCGAATCACCATCTTCACTTTTGCCTTGCCCATAGGATCACCCTTTCGGTTTAGTCAGCACATGATACCTCTGACCTTTCCGACTCGGCAACGATTTCTTGGTAAGGAACCTTTACACCATTCCGAATTAAGTATACGCCGTTATCGTTATCAACGTGGGCAATATACCGCTTCACAATGACATCTGCATATTTCGGATCAAGTTCCATCGTATAGCAAACTCGATCTGTTTCCTCGCAAGCGATTAGTGTAGAGCCAGAACCTCCAAATGAATCGAGAACGATATCGCCAATCTTGCTTGAGTTTTTGATTGGATAGGAGATAAGGGGGATCGTTTTCATTGTTGGATGATGCTCGTTACGGAAAGGTCGATCAAATTGCCAGAGCGTTGTTTGCTTACGGTCACTATTCCAATAGTGTCCCGCAGTTGGTTTCCAGCCGTACAATACAGGTTCATGCTGCCACTGATAATCTTGCCTTCCCATCACGAAAACTTGTTTAGCCCAGATACAGCATTGTGCCAACTTAAACCCCGCTTCGATAAACGCCTTCCGAAAATTCAATCCCTCACTATCCGCATGAAAAACATAAATACTGGCTCCGTCATCAGCAGTTTCATACATGCGTTTATATGCTGCCAATAAAAACTCGTAAAACTGATCATTGTCCATTTTGTCATTTTCGATCTTTAGTGCATCTTTCGTTTTGCCTGTATAGTCCACATTGTAGGGAGGATCAGTTACAATCAACCTGGCTTTCTTACCATTCATCAACGTTGCCATATCATGCTCATTCGTACTGTCTCCACAAATTAATCGATGCTTCCCAAGTATCCACACATCGCCTATACGTGTAATTGGCTCGTCTGGTAATGCAGCACCAACGTCGAAATCATCTTCCTCGGGTTCATCACTTGTATGAAATTCATCCAGCAATTTCTCAGCTTCCGACCAGTCAAAGCCAGTCAAACTCAAGTCATAATCAGCCGATTTTAATTCTTGCATCTCCTGAGCCAACAATTCAAAATTCCACTCTGCATACTCAGCCGTTTTATTATCAGCGATTCTGAAGGCTTTCACCTGTTCAGGCGTCAAATCATCCACCAGGATCGTCGGGACTTCATTTAGTCCAAGTTTCTTAGCAGCTAATAAGCGAGTATGACCAGCTATAATTTCATGGTTACTGTCAATCAGAATTGGATTTTTGAATCCATAATTTTGAATACTTGACGCAACCTTATCAATGGCCTTCTCATTGTCCCGAGCATTATTTGCGTAGGGTATTAGCCTATTTACGTCTAGCCATCTTATTTCCAATCCATTTCACCAGCCCTTCGATCACTTTGCATACATCTTCAAAAACAGTTGTTAATACGTAAAACCCGCAGAATCCTATACAGAATCGAAATGTTTCTTTCGCTAATAGTAGTAAAATATCCATAATTCCTTCTCCTCTCCAAATAGAAAAGGAACCCTAGCCAGCAAGCCAGAGTTCCCATTATATCGTTATGCTATTTTAAACCTTCACCTATTCTTATTTACTTGTCTTTTTGCTTTTAACTCATGCAACCATGCATTATGGGGGCTTCTTTTAACAGGGGTTTCCTTTTCATCAAATGGGTCAATATCATCATAATTCAATATATTTTCTTTGGCCTCTTTATCGATATCGACAAATATTTTTAGACACGGATCATCTGTTTCTAATTCGCTGAAATCTTCAAGTTGATCAGATGAATTTACTTCTCTAATTTCTTCTTCGCTAGGAAATTCCCATTCGGTTTGTTTCTTTTTTGGTTCATCATCGAGCAAGTGACTAATGTCAAAATCGTCCTTCTTTCGCTTATACACAAATGGTTTATCTGGCTCAACTTCGCGAGTTATAACTAAATCGTTGTTATTACTGTATTCTTGAAGAATTTTTATGAGTGCTTGCTTATCTAATTGCTTAGTTTCCTTAATTTTCTCCATAACAAATTGTTTCTTTTCCACTTCATCTTCATCATCTAAATCAAGTGTATTAAGTGCGTCTGTTCCAATATCTTTAAATTTGAAATGACCCCAATCTGTAATATCTTTGATTGTTCCAAATGTATCATTCTCGAATATAAAAAAATAACCATGTTCCTCGGCTAATTTCCTTTTCTGTTCTCTTACTGCTAATATTTTTTCCCATTTCATATCTTCGGCAAATTGCAAATCATGCTGTGTGAAAGTTCCTCCTTTTGACTCCATTACTTTTCTTCGTCTTTGATATTGTACATAGGTTTGGGGTTCAGTATCCTTATATTTGTAAGCAAAGTAATAATGTTCATAGCCCATATCGGAACCCCATTTGAATATATCCGCTTTTAAATTAGTAGTGTTAAATTTATGTGTTAGGCTCACCTTATTTTTTCCATGAGAAATACTCACCTCAATAAATTCTGGAATGATAGTTTGCTTTGTTTCATTCGGTGGTACAATTTCGTTTACATCAGGTTCGTTTTGATTAGATGTCCCAGCTATCTTTTTACTCTCAAATCCAAACGGAATCACATTATACACATTTTTGTCTTGCTCATTCGAATTCCCTTTCTTCCTGCCAGAAGCTTTATAAAGTAGTCCTTTAGCTATCATTTGATTCGCTTTATTTTGAAATGTTTTACCCGTTGTTCCTAATAATTTTCCGAATTCATTCTCAGATATCCATCTTCCATAATACCCTGAATTTGTTTTAACGTTTTTAAATCTTTCGACGGCCACTTTAATATAAAAATATTCTATATTATCCATGGAATCAAAATCCGAATATGGAACCTGGAGATATCCCTTTCTCTCAGTAAACTTTTCGAACGTAATATCTAACGACTTATAATTTCCTGATTTACTGTACAAAGATTCGGCTTCCAAATCATAATGAATAATCCCCCTTGATCGAAGTGACAATAAATTTTTTTTAATTTCAACTCTATTTTTTGTTGCTTTGGAGGGCTTAAATTTTACCGGCATTGATTGATGAATACTTTCAACATTTATTTTAGTTATATAATCATGACTCCTGTTACGATATAAGAAACAATATAAATACAATTCATTAGGTAATAATCTAAATTGCTCATTCTCGGAATCATATAATTCAGTAAACACATCATACACATAGATTTTATCTTTCATGCTATCATTGCTTATCATATTGCTTATCCTCCAACTATCATATACAATCCTCTGTTAAAGTTGATTTTTTCCTTATTTTAGCTAAGCGTAAGCGACCACATACAACGCTATTTTCTCTTTGTATGTTTGTTTCTTTTTATACTTGTATCTTTATATATACTCGGAAAATATAGACAGTTTTGATTTCTATTTTTTCCATACCCTATAGAAAATTTAGATAATACAAATACCTCATTTATCTATACCTATAGAAAAAAAGGACGGTTTAAATTACTCTTTTTTCTATACGGAAAAAATTTCAGTTATTCAAACTATTATACTCGGATATAAAATCATCTAATTGTTGTGTTCGTAGGAACTGCCAAAACATATTCTTCGTCTTAGGCTGTAGTCCGCAACAGATAAACTGGATGCCTTTTTCATACCTCAAATATTTCATCATGACTTTATCGTAACAGTAAAAATAGCCCATATTGATTATTTCCTCTCCTATTGAGTAATCACCTTGGCACAACAGGTGTCACCAGAGCGCCAGTGTTAACAGGCGCTCCATTAACAATTAGACAATTAATCAATATTGACAATTGCTTTAAAGCTCGATTTCGTCACTTTTTCAATGCTTACAAACTCAATCCCAGCTCCATCAAAATCAAACAAAGACCATTTTTCTTCACGCTGAATAAGGTTATCGCTTGGAATACAGCATTTCGTATCACCATTGGAATCAATTACGTTCACATAATTTCCGTTAATACGAATCATCATTTTTTTACCAGTCACTTCATTAGCAACCGCCTGTGATTCGTCTTTTGACTGTTTCAACGTGCTGAACCCCATCTTGTATCCTTCGAGCTTTTGTCTTGTACTGCTCCCATCCAGCAGGGTAGGGGTATCGCTTGTCTGCACATTGACTTTTCGTTCAGTTTCAAATGAGATGTAGAACTGACCCATAATCTCAAACAATGGATAAACTCCATCCAGCGCATCGAATCTAAATTCCAGATCATCAACGGATGCGACTCCATCTCGGACGGTAAGTTCATTACCTTCCACAGCCTGATTCGTTAACCGATTTACTCTGCGTACTTCTTTCTTTACGATATTTTCATGGCGCTTCAGATTTTCCAATAATCCATCTATGAACAGCCATGCGAATCCATGTGTTCCATATTTATTGTAGGCAATCTCGACTGCTACACTCGCAAGAACAGAAGGGAAGGGGCATATAGCCTCACACTTGGTTTTATATTCTGCCTTCAGATGCGCATAATCTTCGCTGATGGCTTTGCGTGTCTCATCATCACGTTCCCATTTTTTTAACTCGTTAAATTGTTTCCGACGATAATCAATGCGATTTTTCTTCTTGTTGTATTCCTTGTACAACGGTTCTATCAAGTCAAGATACGCCAAATATTTGGACTGGTTAACCTTGCTCAAGTCCTGCAGCAACTGCTTCGTGCTTTCAATGCCGAGCATTGATTGATCCAGTTTTCCATCCTTCAATTGGAAAGTAGTTTTGATGTATTTTTCAGCTTCCACGCAAAATTTATTAAACGGCGACTTGATGATGCGCTGGTATTCATCTTCTGTTCCTCCGTTAATGAAACGGAAGAAATAGGGCAGTTTGTACACGAATTTATCAAGCACATACGGAATCTCAACATCGCGGCCATTTTTTGTCGCATCGATAATCTGTCCCTGAAGAAATTTGAGTACTGAATTTTCTAACACTCGGGATTGAAGATTGCCTTCCTCCAGAGCGAGATTCTGAAAAAACGTATTTACATTCGTACATCTACCTGTTAGGTTGTGCAAACTTTTCAGTTCCATCTTAACGACGCTATCCGTATCATTCGGCACGGGATCAGCTACTTTTTTGTCATCTTCATTGATAATCGTCGGAGCCTCAATGACTGCGGCAAGGATCGTGGAGTCATTGGTGCAAAGGGCAGTATCTCCATCAACGTCGGCAAGCCCAAGCCGGATAAGCGTTAAGTCATGGCAATTCAGCACAATGACGTTATCCAAATGGCGCAAATAAGCATTATGCACTTTTATAAATTCAAGTTTTGCCACTTCATTAAAAATGGTCAGCGGCGAACGGAAGAGGGCATGAGTGCCGTGTTTGCGATTCATAAATGCCTGGTTCTGCTCAAGTACACCTTTAACCGGCTTACCCACAGCATGCTCCATAAAAGCAATGGGATCATTGGTCATATAATAATAACTGCCGTGAATCGGGATACGCCCCTTCAGCATATCTTGAACCTTCTGCATCGCTTGCTTGATCATGTACTTCCGCAAAGTTGCGTCATAGAGCATGAGTTCATTTAAATCGATTGCTTGGTTTATTTCGCTCGTGAATTTCTTTTGCTGCTCCAGTGTCAGCTCGTTGTTGGGATCTTCACTATCATCCATGTCATCTGCATCGTTTGCTTCATGATGGTCTTGAACGAGCATATTCAGAAACGCTTTCGTATAGGCGATATCTCGAACCCATCTGTTCGTCGTATCAGCTTTCCTACCGCTTACTATTATTTTCACGACCTTCATCAAAGGGGCGCACAATTTATACAAATCATCCAGCGTAAGATTGAGCGCATGAATGTATTGATAGGTGAGCGGCGTATACGGATTCAGTTGATACGATGGTTTGGCATAGTTGGCAACCCAAAAATGAGTATGTTGATATTCAGTCAAACGTTTCTCGTAGTCGTGTATATTTTTGAATAGACATTCGGGCTTTTTTTGGCCTTCGATATACCTATGCCATGCTTTGAAGCAGGACTTCGTGATGATGAGATCAATAGGACGCCCACGTTCATCAATTATTGATTGGGATTCACCGAATATGTCGGTGATCTTCGATATGTTGTTATTCTCAAACCATTTAAGAATATCAAAGCGAATGAAATTACCTTTGATGTAAGGGAGCCTTCCTTGCACAGCGTTTGACGAATAAGATAATCCGAGATGCTGCCCAATTCGCTCGGCAAATTCAAAGCTCATAAGACCTTGACCATCGAAAAATTGGACTTGTTCGTTTTTGTATTGCGGATACACGGTACGTTTCAAGCCGATGGACTCTTCGCTAATTTCGATATGCGGAATTTCTTCCGTTTGCTCAAAGGAATAGCAAGGACGCAGTTCGCCCTTTATTTCAGCAACACGAGTCGGATGGGCGATTTGATCTATTTTGACACGACGATTTGCTTTATCCCAGCCGCTGAATGTCTTAAATTCCGATTGATCTGGAACGGTGGTTTCAATGCCGCGAATCATAGCTTGTTTATTCGGCAAACGAGGTAAGGTTTCCAAAATGGCTATGGATGGCCTCCGCTCCTTTTTTGCCTTGAAATATTCGCGCTGTTTTTTCTTTTCTGCCAGGACTAACTTTTGTTGATCGGTATCCTTTGCACACTCTTCAATTTTCCAAACATCTTCGATGATGCAATCCTTCTCGTAATCTGGAATAACAACAATTCGAGGAATATATGGAACAGGTATAGCTGTTGAACGGCTTACACCGAGTGCTGCTTCCCATTTATTGATATTGGTTAGCGCAGGGAAATGACCAAGGGATATGCGGTTGCGGAGATCGGCATAATATTTCTCTTTGATAAATTCCGTCCTCTGCGTGCGAGACATGGCTGGTGACTTGATGGAACGGACATACTTTTCACCTTTATAGTAGATACCTTCGCGTAACATGCGTTCAAATAGAGCAAGTTGGGACTGGTCGTCCTCATCCATGCCGTCAGCTTTAAGCATGAAGATGGCATCGGTAAAATTATCGAAAGGATCATGCATGGCAACGACTTGTTGGAGTTGGTCGAGATAGATACTGTTTGAAACGGTAATTATTCGATTCGTATTTTCTGGCAGGGATAGCTGACCGAAAGAAATAGATAGTTCGTGAAAGTGAAATAGTTTAATTTTGTATTGGCTTCGTTTTTGGTTATCGCTCAACTGTATTGGCCTCCAAAGTTAAAAGTAAAAAATGATAAATCATCATATTAAATTGCTTGTTTAGCTAGGAATGAATTTGTCCATTATGATCTTGGTTTGCGAACATCCCTATGGGGCACGGGATTCAGGGTGATTTATACCATTTCACGTCCCAAATTTTAAAAATAAAATACGGAAAATGCGATACAACTATTGCGTAATTTACTAATGCGGTATATACTGTGATTATCTCGAATAGTGGAGTAGCAATATCACATCCTTATTTGGGAATGTAAAATTGAGCATGCGGATTATAGGCACACTCTTCATAGTAACATTTGGAAAACTACTGAATCAAGTAGTTTATTTTTGTTTGTAGATGATTGCATACAATGAAGAACCGAAGGCGATTTGCTTTCGGTTCTTTTTGATGCAAGTAAGCATAAAATGAAGTCTACATTTTTTTACGTGTTAATATTCTTGGGATACAGGTTAAAATACGATTTCGTTACTTCCTTCTTAAAAATTGTTCTCTTCATCGGCAATAAAATCTTTAAGCTTTAAAGCTCCTTTTTGCCCCTGTTACCTTTTGTCGTGTGTGTTTGTTGGTTCCTGTTCATCCGTTTTTCTAGAAATGAAATCACCTGTAAGTAAATTGTAGTCATCTTCATTAGCATTTTCTAGTATCATAGTCCCAGTGTAATTTTCTAAAAAAAACGATCTACAAATTTTACCATGAAACCCTATATTTTTACACGGACCATGCTATAATTTTAATTAAATCATACCAAGGGGACTGCAAAAATGATATGGATTGTACTTGCCATAATGTTTGTTGTAACCATTGTCCTAAGTTCGCCAACAATCAAAGGAATGATTGGCGAAAAATCGGTTACGAATCAGTTAAATAAACTCGATAAGGAAAAGTACGTTATTCTAAACGATGTGACTATTCCAAGTAGCAGCGGCAAAACAACTCAATTAGATCATGTTGTTATTTCGACATACGGTATCTTTGTGATAGAAACAAAGAATTATAGAGGGTGGATCGTGGGAGATGAAAAAAGTGAGTATTGGACTCAAGTGATATACAAACGGAAAGAGAGGCTATACAATCCGCTACGACAAAACTATGGTCATGTGATGGCACTCAAAGGATTACTCTCTGAATATTCAGAACTCCCTTTTTCATACCAATTGTATGTTTTAGCTTTCGGGCTGATTTAA